GCTTGACCTTCAGTGAACCGAATGTGCCAAGGCTCAGCACCAGGCATCTCCACAACCTCATGGCTGAAGCCGAAGCGTTGCTCGTTGGCAAGCAACCAGTCCATCACTTTCTTGTTGCCGGTATTCGCAATGTCAATGGCGATACCCAGCATGTGACGTGAGCAAGTCTTCGGGTCATCGTTAGGTGCGGCCAGTGGGGCGTTGCCTGGCTTGAGATACCACTTCTCACCGTTCCAAGTGCGTGTCGAGGCATTTGGCAGAGGGGTCTTGCTGTAGCGAACGACGAACCCAGCGGTCTGTTGTTGGATGCTTCGGAATGTGTCGCCGGAACTCGTCGGTTTCAAGATGACACCGTCAGCCTTTGCAGCCGCGATCATTGCCTCAACTGCACGAGCTGCACAATGGTGCATCATTCCGCCACAAGACAGTCGACGCAACATCGGTGTCGTGATCTCGGACGGCTTCTTGCCTTTGAGATGTTCACAGAACTTGATCGGCACCAAAGGCCAAGGCATCTTGGTCATGCGTTTACTTCTTTTTCGCACCGAAGGCTTCGTTGATTTCTTCCATGCTGAGGTTGCCGTCGAGCGATGCGGCGGCCAACTTCTGGATCACGGTCGCGCAAGCTGCGAATCCGGCAAGACATGCCGATTTCCAGATGGCGAGTTCAGGGGCTAACACTGCCGAGCCACCCACGATTGCTAGTGCTGACGATAGGAACACAGCCACAATGCGGCTGGCGACATCTTGCATCTTCTTCATGACTTGTCTTCTTTCTTGGTTAGGACACCCACAAGATGAAGAGCCAAAGTTCCAACCGTCACCCAGATGGCAAGTTGCTGGGTGAACCCAGACAACGTGCCAATCGTGATGATGGATGCGCCGATAGTCCAGAGGAGTGCGTGAATCTCGCCCCAGAATCTCATTGTCGTCTCCGTAAAGTAGGCGCAGGACTTGCCGCTAATAGTACCGCACCCAACGCAACTAACGCACGACGCTCAGACACAGGAATGCGTGAATCAACCGGCACATAACTATCGGCGAACCCTGAGAAGATATTCAACACTGACTCAAAAGCTTCACGCACCTCAGCAGGAGCATCCTGAACCGCAGCCACAACCTCAGCAGCTTGCTCCACAGACAACTCATCTGTGCTGATCTCATCGAACAACGCCTCAGCCTGGACGCTGGTGATGGCGGCTAGGACTTCAGGGCTGGAGACGAATGCGGCGGCTTGGCTGGTGTCAAGGTCTTTGGTGATGAGGTCGTCGACTAGGGCAACGATTTGTTCTTCGGTGGCTTCTGAGAGCTGTTCGATGACGGCATCAAACTGTTCTACGGTCAAGGCTTCTTTCACGTCTGGTGGGGCTGGGGCGGTGTCAGGTGGCGGTGGCGCAGTGTCGGGGATTGGGAACGTCTCGGGGGCTTGTGGTGCGTCTGGTGGGCTTGTGACTTCGACCAACGGTAGGGTAGCGGCTGGCGGAAAAGTAGGGTTTGTTTCGGGAGGTTGTGGTGCTGTTTCTGGTGGAGTTGGTTGTGTCTCTGGTGGTGTGGGTTCCGTATCTGGTGGTGCTGGCATCGTTGTGGGTGGTGGCTCAACCGTTGCAGGTGGTTGCGCTGGCGGTGGTGATGGTGGTTCTGTGGTTGTTGTGGTGGCAGGCACCGTCGAGGTGGTCGTCGTTGAAGTGGTGGTTGTAGATGCTTGAGTTGTTGACGGTTCTAGCGTGGTCGTCGTTGATTCTGTTGATGTTGTTTGGGGTACGGAAGAAGTAGTTGATGCTTGAGTTGTTGTTGATTCGGCCACAGTCGTTGTGGACACCTCACTTGTTGTTGTGGACACAGTCGGGCTGGTAGTGAACGCCTCGTCCGGCACGATCTCCCATTGACCGTCGTCAATCTTCCAAGCCAACATCAAGCAGGCACCCCCGCCATTCTCATACGCGAAGAGTTCTAGCGGCACACTGGCGGCCTGAAGGCTGAGGTTCCCAGACATCGTCCAGGTGCAACCCTGGTCATACCAAACACCGAACGTGTTGCCACCAATCGTGATCTCACCACCATCATCAGAAGCCAACATGAACTCAATCGACTCATGCTCAGGGATCAAGATGAAGCCCGTTAGATGCACCATGAACAGATCATCAGGACAACCCTCAACAGGCTCGCCGTCATAGCTGCGATTGATATTGTTCTCAACCTCACTCGCACACAACGTATACAAACTCGTTGACTGCTGAGGAGGTATCTCGTCTACGACGTAGTAAGAGGCATCCAAGCCTTGAACCGCATCAGCACGAGCAACGAATGGGAAGAAACTTAGAACTACAGCAGGAAGAAGAATCAGCCAGCGGGGTATTCGACCCACGACAACGAATCCTCATCCCAGTAGAAATCACCTTCTGGTCTCGGTGTCGGCGGTTGCCAATCATTATTTGCATCAAGCGACCAAGAAGCAAACGGTCGAGGAGCAACAAAGTCATCAGCCGCATCAAGGTAGGTGTATCCGATACCTGCGTAGGTCTTGCCTTCAACACCAATAAAAGTTTCAACCCATGTACCTGGATAACGCTCAGGATTAGCAGCCATAAACTCTGCGGTAACAACAGCAACATGAATGACCACATTGTTTGCGTCAATCTGTGCAAAATATTGTGCGCTCATACCTTGAACCTCACATAAACAACACCGACACTGCCAGCACCGCCAGACTGTGTAGCGCCTGAACCGCCGCCTCCGCCGCCACCACGAACACCCGCTGACCCAACGGCGTTCTTGCTGCCATTCCCGCCACCGTCTGTTCCTGTACCAGGAGAACCCGTAGCTGCGTCACCAAGTCCACCTCCACCGCCACCCGCATAACCTAACGATGAACCCGTGATTGTGGAAGTGATACCTGCGCCTCCGTTTCCGCCGTCAGTAAAACTGCCGTTTGCACCAACCGCAGTCATCCCACCACCACCACCAGAACCACGCCGAGCACCGAAGGTGGCTGTACCACCAGCAAAACCTGTGACTCCGCTCAATGTTGCCGTTCCAATAGAACCGTCAACATGACAGCCTCCACCTGATGAGCCGCTTCTGCCGTTTACATTTGTGGAACCACCACCACCACCACCACCACCCAATGCAATAATCTTTTCCAAAGCACTAGCACCACCGTTTGTACCTTGTGAAGAAGTTGCTCCACCAGCACCAGCAGCACCAATCTTGACAGAAGCATTGGCGGCGAGATAAATCGTTTGTGCTATTGCTTGACCACCGCCGCCACCACCACCCTGACCATAGAAACCCGAAGTGGCGTCACTACCACCACCACCACCGCCGCCGCCGCCAACAGTAAGAACATCAAACAGACCAGCCTTAGTGACCGTCAAAGTCCCATCGGTTGTGAAACTGAGCAGCGTGTACGCTACGCCGCCATCAGTGATGCTTGACGAGCTGCCACCGGTTGCAACACCGTACCCAGTTGACAAATCAACCCAAGCAGAACCGTTGTACACCTGCAACTGTGTTGCTGTCGAATAAGCAACCATGCCCGCAGAAGGTGTAGGGATCGCAGAACTTCGTGCTGCTGTACCAGCAAAAACCATCACGGCTTGATCCATGAGATAGCCCTGAACATCGGCTGCGTTCAGCACATCTCCAGAGTTGAATGTTTTGCGTCCTAAGCCTGCCATGATGTCTCCTAATCTACACGCTCACCCAAGCCGTACCGTTGTAAACTTGGATTCCTGTTGCTGTTGAATACGCGACCATTCCTGCTGAAGGGGTTGGGATCGCTGAACCTCGTGATGCTGTACCATCAAACACCATCACGGCTTGATCCATGAGGTAGCCCTGAACGTCGGCTGCTGTCAGCACGTCTCCAGAGTTGAATGTCTTACGACCTAATCCTGCCATGATTCTCCCATACTACTGAAGTGCATACGTTGCGTCATTGAGTTCAGACGTGTCAAGTATAAACGCTGTGAGAAGATCAATCTTGCCGAAGCCGATATTCACTTCATGTCTGGCAGGGCTGAGACGGTGTTGGATGGATTCGACAACCACATTCTGGGTGACGGTCAGCGGGGTACCGCTGGTGAACACACGGGTTACCGACAGAATGTCACCAATCTCCAAAGCTGCGATCTGTTCCTGTTGTGCAGCCGTCAACATGTTCACGAGAACCGAAGCCTCCGAGAACCTCACCTCCGGCTCACTGAACCTACCCACCAGGTTCGTAGCCAAAGCCGACCCAGCCGCAGCTGTATCCAACGGGATGTCAGTCAACGAGAAAGTCTTGATTCCGTACTCGGTTTGGCTGGCCGTACCATTCGCCACACTCGACACCGTCCCACCAGATATCTGCACTGTTGCACGGTTCACCACAGTCTCAGCACCGTAAATGTTCGACAACGACTGAATCGGGATAGCACCCGTCGCAGTACCACCAAGACTTGCCACAGCCGTCCCAAACGAAGTGGACACACGCGCATCAAAGTTGATGTTCCCAGAACGGTCAGCAAACAAACGACCATCCTCAGCGAACTGCACAGCCTGCAAAGCAGCCAACGCATTCGTCGCATCCTCATAGGCAACCGTGCCACACGTTGCCACACCAGTAGAGATAGACCGCAACGCTGTAGACCAAGCCACCTCACTCCTGTTCAGAATGGTGTTGACTCGGGCTGAGGTGAGTTCAGCCGATGGGGTGAATCCTGTGAGTGTCGTTTGTGATAGTTGGGCTAGGGCATCAACAGCGGAGATGCTTGCTGTTGAGAGTTGTGGTTCGGCATAGTCAATGTTCAAGTCAAAGACATACCCTGAGAACATCGAAGCTGTGCCAGCGGTGCCACCGTACACCTGCACCTGGCGACGTGGGGCAATACCCAACGCACCTTGATACCAAGTTGAGTCAGTGTTGAGTGGGTCAAACTGGCGGCCTGAAGCCTGGTCGTTCGCAACGATGTTGAGGGTGCCTGCGTTGAAAGTATCCAACTGGGTTTGACGACCACGATTGATGTTCACTGCTTGCACATATTCAGTGATGTCCACAAAGTCTGTTGAACCATCCAGCACGTCGGTGCCATTCAATGTTGATGAATCAAGTGTGAAAGCGTCAGCAAGAAAGCCGACATCCAACAAC